CCCGCCACAATCTATACAAGGATCACCTTTAAGGTTGTTAAGAAAGTCAGAGAACTTTTGGCGTCTCTCCTTGCTGTATTCTTTACGACAAGGCTTACACATTCTCCTATTGTCTTTAGTGGAATATTCCCTGGTAATCTCCAAGTTACATTTAGAGCATTTATGCATGATTAGCTGATTTTTGCCAGCTCAGCCTCAATAATAGCCTCGATAGACCGAGGGGTATTATCACTTACCTGTTTAGTCTGCGTTCTGGTTACAGGTGCTGCTGTTCCAATAGGCTGACGCTTGAGCTCCGCAAGAACGTCTGCTCGGACCTTATTACGGTCAGAAGTTAGCTTAGGGATAATATTCTTCTGATAAGTTACCATATAGGCCTTCTCAAGAGAAATACGGGGATCCTTGTTCATAAGCTCTACTACGAGGGGCTCTAGCTCTGCGAAACGATCCCAAGTACGTGCTTCTGCTACTTGCTGATCAATTTGTGGAGTAATCTTAGCCAGGTATTCTTGGCGCTTCCATGCCTCCTCTATAGGAGCATATCTCTTAGATACTTGCTGCTCAACCTGTGAGCTGACCTTCTTTTCAACCTGTCTAGCCTGCCATGCCATAAGCTGATCTAATCCATCCAGATCATAGACACGTGAACCATCAGGGTTAACCTTATTAGGAAGTGGTCGTGGATCATTAGGATCTACATCAGGAACAAGTGCGGTCTTTTCAGGCTGCTTTGCTTCTTCGGTTGGTTTGTTTGCTGCTAGCTGGGCAATATAATCAAAGAAATCCTTATAAATAGGAATCTGTGATAACATCTCAAGAAACTGCTTCGGCTCATTTTCAAGGATATGCTCAAACTGAGCTACCTTGGTAAGACGATCCTCATAGTCAGTTACTTTGGTTTCATACTCCTTGAACTTTGGCTGGAATTCCTTTTCATACTCCGCTATAGCAGCTACCTTTGCGTCAGCTTTGGCCTTAGTGACAATCTTCTTGACACGATCATATGGGATTCTATTAGGAGCACCAGTAACTCCTTTTGGATTAAGCCCAAATTCCTTAGCAAAATCATCGGTTTCAGTTGCCTTGGTGGGTTCTGCTTGTGCTGTTGGAGCAACAACCTGCATTGAGTCAGTCTTACTACTATCTACTGATTCTACTGCTTCTGTAGTATCATCTACGGCTTCTGTTGTCTCAGTAGATGCATCTGTGGTAGTGTCTACTGTATCAGTTGAAGTATCACTGATTTCAGAAGTAAAATCATTAAGGCTGTCCTCGATTGCGGTCGAAACTGTGTCGTTCATCATTTAAAGTATTTCCTTTTAACGGTCGGGCCGGGGAATAACGTTTCCTAAACGGCTGGGATTATGATTAATGTTTGAGGGGATTTTGATCGGTGAGCTCATTAAGAATTTTCTGCCATTCTTCCTTTTCTTCTAGGGTGGGGTCCTCTATAAGCCTAACACGCTTACGAGCACAATTTACATTTATCCAAGGAATAAATAGATCCTCTGCGGCAAGAACATCATCTGGGACTACAAAAGAAGGCTTCTCACTGAGGTGGAACTCAATGAGTGAACTCCCAAGATTATATGTATCTCCCATAGATGCATCCAGTGTAACGGCTAGGGCTGAGCCATTGTTGTAGGTAATTTCCCAATCTTCCACCAGATGTGGATCTTTAATTGGATTCTCGATTATCATTTCAGTGCTTCCATGATTCTATAGCAATTTTCTGGTGGTAATTTGGAACATTAGGGAACTTAAGATTGACCATTGCTTGTAAATGAACAGATGGATAAAAAACAACTTTCTGTTTTGGGGGATGTGGAATACTTGTTTTGGTGTTACCAATAATGCGCCCATCTTTGGTAGAAGCTCTAATAGTCCCGCCACTTGGTACATTTCTGGATTCAACCTTAAATGTTCCAAAGCCTGGAATCCTGATTGACTCCCCGCGCTGAAGGGCATCAACCATTGTCTTGATAATGGTTCTGATTATAAAAGTACCCTTGAGGGGCCTCTCATACCGGAAGCCCCCACTTGAATGAAGAACTGACATTGGCAGTTCAAGGAGTTCATGAAGTTCTCTGGCAAGACTTTTTAGATGAAACGTTGATGGACGACTTCGATTAGAGCGCCAGGATTTAGGTTTACCAACTTGCTTATTCAGTTTCGGCATTCTTAACCTTATATATGGGAGCTACCTTTTCCGGTTCCTTTACCTTACCACTCCACCTAACAGAATACGGCTTAGGGGTATCCCCATAGATGGTGAAGCCTGCCTCATTAAGAGCCTGCTTGAGCTCGGTTTTACTGTCAAACCTACGTGGGGTGCCATCTGGATTACATACCGCATGCTTTGCGGCATAATTGATTAACTCATCCCCAATAACAGTAGGAGCTTTATCGAGTTTGAAGCTTTGCATATACATGGCATGTCCACAAGTTGAGCACGGCTGGGGTAGCTCATAATCCCAGCAGAGCCGCGATTCTTTAGAATCGCACGTGCCACATTCCAAATGCCATGTAGTAAATCTTGGCATTACTCATCTCCTTCACGCGAAACTACTCGCTGGTTTACACGATTTAGGGCTGACCAATTCGGATTTGCCTCTCCCACAGCAGGTGGCGCTGGCTCAGGTAATGGACCATTCAATGGACGAGGACCCATAGGTAAATCTGACGGGGCTCCACCAATAGGTCCTTGTCCACCTTCCTCCATTGGTGGTGGAATAGGCGGAGTAACAGAGGCCTCAATAAGTTTTTTGGCCTCTTCGATCATTTCTATGGGAGGTGCCTGACCTGCTTTCATCATAAATGCAAGGGCAAGTGGATTCAGTAGGTCCTCAATACCTGTAAGGCGTAGACTCATATTCGGTTCCACGGGTGGCCTCGGCTTTGGGGGTTTAATCACTACGGCAGGATCAAGACCAGATAGAGTTGCTACTTCCTTAAGGACTGATTCAATATCAACCCATCCAGACTTAGCCGTGAAATTAACAAACTGCATCAGACGCTTTAATCTCTGGTTAGAGTCCAGGAGAACTGTACTATCTGCGAGAATAGAATAAGAAAGTGTCTTTGATACAAAAGGAGTAAATCCTTCACCAAAAGAAGAGGGTTCCTCGAAGATGCTAATAAGTCCACCAAGAACTTCAGCAATACCAACAAAGAATTTTCCTACCTTTGCACGTTCTCTGGCTACCCTAACATCAGTACTAGTAGCAGCTGCATCAACTTCAGCTCTGGTTTCAATATCACGACCAAAACTTCCGGGACCAGCCTGCCAGAATTCATTAAGATCTGTCTTAGCAATTCGGTCAAACACGAAGTTCTCTTGAGGCATTCCAGCACGAGCGACTTCACCAATGATGTTTGTACCAATGCCCTGTACGGGAATCATCCCCTGCCAAGTACCCCTCATTAGAGCATACTGAATAGCAGGATCCACACGGTTCACATCAAACCACCTAATCGGCAGTGAGCGTTCCCGCTGACGAATCATCTGTGTCCTACTCTTGTTGATTTCGTCTATCTGTGGACGGCCAATTGCTGAGTCTGAGGGTGGGATTGGATCATCGGTAATATAGGAGAGTGTAAGTACTCGTATTGGAAACTTCTGGGAACCAAGAACAGTTCCTGATTCCTTATCAATCTGCTGTCCCTGCCAAGGCTCATTGATGACTGGCTCATCCTTTCCTTCTACAAAGACAAGATGATGGATAGCTGCGTAAGAGGTGGCATCCGGATTGTAAAGGAATTCCTTATAGAAGATTTCATCAAATGAGACACTCTCATCAGTGATATCATTCTTGTCAAGGGTATCCTGTGAAATACGCTCAATTCTATCTAATGGATTTCTGGTCTCTCCAACCATCTTATCCTTTTCAGAAGGATCTAAATGGAAAAGGCGGAGAGCCTCAGGCCATGGAGCTCTTCCAGAACGACCTACCCACGGAGCTAGATCAAAGTCTGAACCAGTGAAGCTAAGGGGCCAGAGGAAATCTGCTGGGCTAATACGTGATACACTATACTTAGAATCAAGTACTTTAGAAGTAGGTTCCATTGGAATAGGAGAACCATCTGGCATTAGCTGGGTTTCAGCTATAATAGCTTGGTCCTCTTCGGAGAGAGTCTGCAAGTCGGGGGCGGGCAGCATTACGTCCCTAGTGATGGCCTGACGAGCAACTACAACTACACCAATTCCAGCCGCATTAATACAATCAGGGAGTGCTTCTCCCATTGTTGATTCAACACCTGCCTCAATGATTTGGTCATTGATGTATGTTTCAAAACTATGGACCCATGTAAGAGCTGGTCCAGAAGTAGTATGTGGTGGATGATTTATCCGAACTGCGGGGACCTGAGAGAAGAGTTGGCTTTCCTTTCCCTTGGTTAGAGACCAATCCAAAGGAACACTTACACGATCCTCATCGCTTACCCCTGCAAAGGGCTTTCCACGGCGATAGTCTACGTTGACTTGCCAATCCTTCACCAACTTTCGTCGGTACTGCTTACAAGATTCTACACCCTGCTTGAACAGTTTTATCTGCTTTTTTACATCCGCTGAAAGTTCTGGCTTTTCTCCAAGAACAGTTGGCGCGTTGTTTGTTAGCTCTTCCATTAATCTTCTTTCCTAACATTATTTTTACCAAGAACCCAGATATTGGATCCTTTCGGTCTCATCCACGGCTTTAATTTTACTTGTCGAATAGGATTTCTCTCATTGGCGGAATGACTGATGAGAAAGTAGGCTAGAGCTACTACTGGATGGTCATGCTGATGGTCAGCCATAGCCATAGGCTTCTTGGGATTATATCTCTGGAGAGGGAGGGCCTTAATCATATATGGGACACCGTGAGCCCTACCGGAGCGCCCCGAGAAAAACTGTATTCGTGGTATTCCTGGTTCAACTTCCTCAGCGAGAGCAGTATGTACCTGTGCAGCAAAGAGTTCTCTATTATTGATGGAGTTGTCCATTGGAACTCCACAATGCTCAAAGACACCCTTGATAGTTCTCATCTCTGTTCCTGTATGAATATCTATACTGGGATCACACAAAGTAGATATAACATTAGTTACGCCTAATTCTAGGTCTTCTTTGAGAATATCAGCCGCAATATCCGAAGCAATTGTCTCAAACCAGAGCTTTTCATGGAAAACAATATAGCGATTGCCAAGATGGGCTATCCACGCACAATAAGCCGGATCAGGTCGATAGCCGTGGTCATAGACCCGGAAGATTCTAGCCTTACTCACAAGTGAATCTACATCTAGGTCGTTTATAACGTGATAGGGTTTGCCTTCTTTAGCCGGATAAAATGAGAAGAGGGCTCCCTCCTCAGTATATTCACCAAAGAGCCATGCTTTTCTAACATGCTCAGGCATACCAGCAAAGCGCTTTTTATAGTCATCTAGGTCAAGATGTGGATTGTCTTCCATATCCATACGGATACTAGACCATTCACGCTTGTCATACTCGGGGTCATCTTCAGGATCAACTGTTTGGGTAACAAAGTAGTCCATCAGTGTAGCAGTGGACTCTCCCAGGGGGTTCGTAGCTGCCCTAACTACGCCCTTGATGCCCTGGTCTTTCAGGTGCCCTGATGCTCTGACTGAGGCCTGCAGTTTAATGAAGAATTCCCATGGAATAACTGATAGCTCATCGAAGTAGGCGGCAATGAACTCTGCAGACAGCAGGTTCATAGCATCACTCTCATGTCCTACGTAGCTTAAGAAGAGCTTACTGCCATTGGGATAGTGGCAGATATAATCTGTAGAGTGGAAAGTTCCACCCAGGAGCTCCATTTCCTTCTTCAGAGAGCCCCAAGGTAAGCCCTGGAAGAAGACGTGACTCTTGAGTAGGTCTTTATAGGTCTTTCTAACTAGAATTAGGTTGGCACCAGGACAGCTCAAGGCCCTCATATGAGCATCCATACGGAGAACCAAGGACTTACCAGAGCCCCGTGAGCCTATTGCTAGTAGGTTGCTTACATCACTCTCATGGAAGGCCAACTGCTTGGGATGGGGCCTGTACATAGGATACAGTGTACCATCCTTAAGCCTAGCATTGAGGACTACTTCCTGGTCAGCCACTAAGTGGTTTCCTCATCTTCCGCATCTACCTCAATAATGTCAGCTTCCGGTAGTTCTTTCTTGTTTCCTACCCCACCTAGACGAATTCCCACTAGCTGTACTAGTGGACCCCTCGGTGTATTGTCTACCACAGTTACTTTATCGGAGCTGCCATCGAAAATGCGCTCTCCATCCTCTGCAGGAACATGGTCTAATAACCACTGGTAGGCTTTTAGGGCCTCTTCGTACTTGCCGGAAGCTGCTGCCATATCAATAGCTGCCATGTACTTCTCAAGGACGGCTTCTGCCTTCTGGCGGAGGGCTTCCCTAGCACGTTTGACACTAGAAAAGTGTCTAGTTGGTGCTAGTTCATTCGACATCGTCAGGAGTTTCTATTAGCCCAAGCAAGATTGATTCCTGCTGGGTAAGGTCTGGCTTCTTTTCACCGGAACTGTGAGAGGTTGGATTGAGGGAGGATTTGATGCGAGCAATTTGGAGGGAGAATAGTCTTTCTAGCTGGGCTAGAAGGGCATCATTGAAGGGACGTTCGGACACGATGGAGCCTATAAGGTATAGAACATATGGGGATTTGGGTTTGGTAATCTCCGGGCCTACACCATAATTCTACCATACCCTACCATACAAAGTCAAGTAGTTTTTACTACTATTATTAAAAATCTAGGAGGCATAACCAACATGAGAGGGTGGCCTAGTGGCCACGAGCCAGCTTTACGCATGCTTATAGTGTGCATGAACAGCCAAAGGCTGTTCGTTAAGTTGTTGATTCTAAAGGGTTTATTAGGTCATGAAAGTTCTGCACGAGACTGGGCCCCCCGTCAATTTTTTGACGCCCGTCAGTTATTTGGCGGAGCCGTAACTGGCGCACGCTCAACAGGTTACGGCCGATTGTGGCTGTCAAGGAATTGACCCCTACAGGTGGTATGCCCTCTTGGCCGCCGTCCGCTGATACCAGATGGCTCACTTGCACGATTGCAGCATTTTCAGGACACTCCAGAGCTACGGGGCAATTCCTCGCCTGAATGCCCGCGTATCAGGCGTTTTCACGTTCCACGCGCTCACCACGCGCGGAGGCGTGTATCGTGCTTGCATCGTGGAAGTGGACGTGAGACAGTAACAGCCGGCCGATTGTGGCCACAACAGGGAGAAGACAGTATGAAAACCTACGTGAAAAACGACGATGGGAAGGGAGAGATCACCTTCGATGGTCTGCCTTTCGTGGCCCTTCCGATTGACAAGCTGCTGGAGATGCCCGGCGCGGAAGCAACAGGCCGCGGTATCCTCTGCATCAATCAGCGTGGCGTGTTCCGCGTGGCCGATGTCACGGCGACCCACAACAATGAACCTGTCGAGTTCACAGTTTCCATTCGCGTGGAACGGACGCCGACATCGCAGAGCGAAGCGGATCTGATCACCCGAACGGCAGAGTTGAAGGATCGGAACGCATCGTTGAAGGCGGCGAAGGAAGCGGCCGGACGCAAGGAAGTCTACAGCGCAATTTCGTCAACGGCCGTCGAAACCGCCAAACAGTTGATCTCGACCGCGAAAGATCCGATCGCGGAATCGATTCGAGCGCAGATGAACGCCCGGCTTGCACTCGCATTCGGACCCGCGTCCCTGCCCGCTGGCCAGTAGCACTCACCCTGCACTTGCAGGTTCTACAGAATGCCCGGAAAACACTAACGGGCATTCGATAGGCTCTACAAGTCAAAATGAGTGAACTTCTAAACCATCTCACTTGTCCGGTATGCGCTGAGCATCACTGGCCGTCATTGACGCGCGGGAAGCGTAGCTGCCCGCAGTGTGGCACTAGCCTAGTGTTATCCAAGCATGGTATCCGCGTTATGCTCCTGCCCGTCGAAAGGGCCATCAGCGGAAAAGGCATCAAGGAAGATCAACGGCTCTTCCGGGTCATCTCAGGTGGACCTACAAAAGAGAATCCGGGCGCATTGCCCGCAGGTATGATCCTGTGCTCTGCGTGCGGCAAGCGAACAGATACCCTGCACTCAATCGACGGTCGCATTGATTCAGACGTTCCCGGTATCACGCGCGTCCAGGTCGAATCCGGGGGCGAACATGTCATCATTGCGGGTGCTACCATCGAACGACATCCGGCATATGAAACGCGATTCATACCGCGCCACGTTCGAGGAATCATCTGTAATGATTGCGCATCAACCGGCAATGCGCGCAAAGTCGAGAAACCGGGTGAACGTCGGCCGCTGAAATGGAAGATCGGCGCATTCGCCCACCGAAATACCAAAGTTCAACGAATTGCGGCCGAAAAGGTCGAAAACTACCTCGCATACGTCCTACTATCGGACGATATTCCTACAGAAGAAATGCTCTGGAATATCGAAGCCGAAATCGTCCACCCAAAAACGGGTGAGCATCAGCGCGCAAGTGCAGGTTGGGCGGGCATACGTTGGGCATTCCCGAAAGGCAAGCTAGTTATCGGTGCCGATTCCGGTTGGCTAGGAACGCAAGGAATAGCTTCCCTGTCAGATGATGCAAACGGCAACCTACAAATTGAGTATCACGCGGTATCGCATCCGCGTTTGTGCGCTTGCCTAAACTGTCTGCGCAAGGAAGTTATCCGACCATACTCCCCGATAGCTCACTTGGACAGGCATATCCTCCGCGTTCCCCTACCACGTCCACAGATGGCCGTATCAGTGGCTTTCGGTGGCTACCAGCGGCCGTTAGGCGTGACTTCTCACTCATTGGGTATCGGTGCCCTATCAGTATCTATTGCGGACTCCCTACAGGCGCCTAGACAGTCTAAGACGGTAATGCCCTTTCAGCGTCTCATTGAACGGTTGATTGTGGATTGTGGCGAGTTCGGCAAGGTCGCACTCACCAAACAGAGAAAGATATGGCGTCTACATCGTCAGCTGGTCTCAACCGAGACGGCCATAGGTAGCGTGCATTGCAGACACGGGATGCCGCCGATCATGTGTGCGCTCTGCGGACCTGCGAAGAGATAGCGAAAACAGGGGCAGGGACGCCCGCTTTAATACGCACTTTGCAGACCTGAGGCACAACTGAGGCCTTGGATGCGAAGTTCTGACTAGACAAGATAGGTGCCCGGACAAATAGGCTCTGTGGATGTCAACACCGGGGGACTAAAGAACCACACGGCCGACTTCTGATGAGTGACAACTGAATAGGGTAGGGGACTCCGACGTGACTCCCTTACCCAACTGAGGCACAACCACCATGGAATCCCCACAATTTATCATCAAGCGGTGGAGTGAGGGCCACTGGCAGTACCTCACGGAATCCCTGAGGAACGCCAAGCGTAAGACTCCACTCTGGTCGGCAGACTCAACTAAGGCCAAGATGTGGAAGCGAGCCTCCGCAGCAGATAAGGAATCTCTTCTGCATGACGCGGCTATAGTTTGGTGTATAGAGTTTCCAAAGGGTGTTGGTGTAGAAGGCTTCACACTGAGTAGGTAACTAAGAAACGAGCACATTGGGATAGATGAATCGGCAGGCGTCCATGAGGTTTGAGGTCGTATTTACAGGGGGCCGCCTCACAAGTCAACGCTGCCGTTATCGTCCCGGTGTGCTCATTTGTTAGTTCATCAATAGAAGAACCAAAAGTGTGGAGGTGGGTGCATGAAGTAGGAACAAAAAGGGGGCTATTCAGGACTATATATCGACTGCTCACACTGGCCCAACAACCCCTGTAGCCCCCGCTCCTACAACCCACTCTTATGAAGTGTCAATTGTGCTTCAAGCCACTACGGGTAATCTCTACAGCAAGTGAGTTTCATTTTCGGTGCTCCAATCAGGGTGACTCAGGTCTTGCAGGTAAGATAAAGACTCTACCGTGTGCCCTGTTTGGGCATGCTATCAACGAGAAAGGTCTTGTTGAAGGTTGGAGACTTTATGGCCCCAGACTACCGATCTTAGGTGGCCTATTCCCTAAGGATTCCATTTTCTGTTATCACTGCCTTTCCGTAGACAAACGGTGCTTGCTCTGCATAGCGGGGTGATTAATCTAATGTATCTTTCTGCCATCTCACAGGCTATCCGTGGTATCTTCGTGAAAGACTGGGTGGAACGGCGGCAAGCCGAGCGCAGAAATGGCAGGCATTGGAGCGGGCTTGACATGAGGCACCACGAACGCAGGTCTGAAACTGCCATCGCTACGCGGTTTGGGATGGTGCATATCTGTGGTGTCTGTGGAAGTCCTGATACAACCTTCGGTAGTGGTGCCACGCTGCACTCACAAGGACAAACCAAACAGACCCCAGCTTTGTGCAAAATGCACCGGCAAATCATTCAACCTGAGTCCAGGAGAGTATGCACTTCTGCCTAAGCTCCATATGGATGCGTGGAAAGCTGAACTGGCCGAGCGTGACCTGCTATGAATGATGCCAGATTAGGGCTGGTAATCATTTCTATCTCAGTTGGAACTTTTACTGAGGCAGTTATTGGTTGGCTCACTCTCGGTGTGGGTCTGGTAATATTTGCGATGCTTTCCAATCTCGATCCATAGCTTTCACTCTCTTTAGAGCTCCGGGTTAGCCCAAGGGTAATACCCGAATAACCGAGAGGGCTGGGGTCCGGTGTGCTCGGCGCCTTAATTACAAGGGACCCCAGATTTTCAGTTGGTTACATCCTATCTTGTAGCTTTCACACTGAGGTATAGAGATGGGCGCAAAGGCTAAGGTTCAGAAGTTCGAGACCACCAACAAGGCCAACATCAAGGGTAAGGTCAAGCACTCCCGCACGGGCGCATGCACCGCTCGCGGTAAGTGCTACCACGGAATGAAACCGAACAGGGTTCGCTAAGTTGCTGCCCAATCTTTCATCTTTTAAGAAGATGTTTACTTGGTATTTTGTTTCATCAGCAGAACGAAGTAAACGTCTTCTGGAAGATCGTAGATATGACTCTCTGTCTGTCTCAGACTTGAAGCCAGATCTAAATACACATTATCACGGCAGAATTGTTTGTGTCACTCGAAGATGTAGAAGGGGGCGTTGAACTATGCCAGAATTCATCGTTACCCGTCTGAGTAGAACGGAGGCTGAGGCCTCCCGCCAGGCATTCCAGCACAACATCGATTACTTCCAGAGCACGTGCCAGGGATGCAAGCAGAATCCAACCCGGCGGGGCTGCTGTGCTCACCAGGGTATCATAAGCTCTTTGAAGGACCTAAAGCGTAGGTTCCGCTTCACAGATGGTCCAGTCATCAGCGATATAGCGGACTAGTCAACCTAGAGGATCACAAGTGATTTGTCACTGGAATCATAGTAACTGTCTTGCATCTTAGCTAGTCAACTACAGGGAAGAGACCCAAGACAATGAAGGTTACTCTTACGTTCCGAACTTCTGGGGAACGACCTAACATATCTCGTGAAACACACCACTATGCTTCAGGTCCTTCAAACCCGTGGTGGCTGCCATAGAGACCATCCTGAGGCACGCCAAGGTCAGTAGTTGGGGGTGGAACTTTGATTAACTTTTGTCGGGAGAGCCCTGAGGGTTCTCCAAAAAGCCTACTGGCTTTTTGTCCGGTCTGCTGGAGTTCTCGCTGCAATAACCCATGTGATGGCTGGAAGCTGGCTGCTGTGGCTATAACGGTAGTTATAGCAGTAGTTTCCGTGGCATTCTTCCTTGCATCGTCATTGGCAGGATCATACATCTAACCAGAAGGGTTTCACGAATGACACAATCCATTTCGACAAGAAAAGAGCACCTGAAGAAGGCTTGCTCTGGTGCTAGCACTGCGGCACTCCGTAGGGAACTTCACTTGAAGGAAGGCCACAAGCTTGTCCGGAAAGTAGTCTATGCTGAGCTTGTGAGACGGAAGGCCAAGTAAATGCCGCTTTCTCGTAAGCGCAACTGGAAGGGCCGAGACCGAACAGAGAAGCGCCTGAGGGCCAAGCTCCGTAGGCTCGGTAGCATTGGGGCATACTTTGAGATGCTAGCTGCCTCCAAGCAGGCTGCTCTGGCTGAGGCTGAGACAGCTGAGGCACCTCCTGAAGTTGTAATGGTGACCGTAGTACCAGCAACTTTTACAGGAATTTTCAACGATTTTCCTTGACAAAGTGGAGAATAGGGTGTAGAATCGAGTGTAGTGGCGGCCGATCTGCCTACTATTCTCCACCTATCTCCAAGTGCTATCACGAGTGCCCTTTCTTTAGCTTGGATGGTGGTCCTTCTCCGGTTATGTACTGTGGGCACCCATCACTTGCAGGGAAATCAGAAGAAGAAATGTGCATCATCAGCCACCCCGACTGTGATACAGGGTTCCCTAAGAAGTGTCCGCTACTGAGGCTGCCATGATTAGCATTCTTCACATCTACCTGATCACCTTTCGGAGTGGTGACCGCTACATTACTCGGATGACACCCGAAGACATGTATGAGGTTGCCTTTCGTGTATCCCCAAGGAGTATCCATGCAATCACTAGGATTAACTGACCGACCTGAGGCCCCGAACCTGCTAAAGCAGGTTCCAACTCGCAAAGGCGAGTTGCTCCAGCCGAGTTCCCAGAAGTTCCTCTGGATTCGTGGAACTCACAGTATTCTAGTGGGCTTATCGCTAAGCATCTTAGGATGCTTTGCTCTACTGCGGAGGCGTAAGTCCTCGGACTTGCTAAGTCCACTTTCACCATGCTCTGAGAAATGGTTGGCTAACCATACCTATTGTTCAGGGAAGATTGGTCACTCCTTGTATGATGGGTCATCCAAGACGAACTGAGGTTTAGCCTGCCTTACATCTTAGGTGTTTTAGGCTTATTCGTTGCTGCCTATGCATTCGATGCGCTAGTCAGAAGGATTTCTAGATGACCTGTGCTAATCCTAGATGCATAGATGTTGCTTGCCTAGTCCACTATCCATTGGCTGGTCATAAGGGCCACTGTAATAGGGTTCTCTGGGCAACCTTGCATGGTGAAACCGACGGCAAGTGTAACTGTAACTGGAGCGGAGCTCCAGCAAGCTCGCGTAAAGCGAGCTGGGAAAGAGAAGCTTCAGACCCAGTGCCACCTTTGCGGGGGCAGAGGTTTCCGTCCACGATTCCATCCAACCGGAACTTTTCGTAGGCCATGCACTAGATGTGGCCCTAATAGGGTGGGTGGTAAGGCCAATGTCTTCTAGGAAAAAGATACTAGAGTTTCCCCTCGTAGCACCTAAGGATAAGCGCCTAGTAATCGAGCATACTGAGGGTCCACTCAAGGGACTCTTCAGGATTTGTGGGATTATTTCTGATAAGCCTGTTACTGCCCTACAGGGACCACTTAGCGTTGGAGCTGAGGCACATATCATTCAGTTCGCAAGTCTAATCAGAGTTCACCCTAGATGGGCCCACTATCGGGAACTGATTGAGACTCCTACGGGTAAGTTTAGTGACTTCCACCCCTTACAAGTTTAGACACCAATTATGCACCTTGTAGGCTGGATTAATCCACTTCCACTGTGGATAGTGGAAGCTATAGCGGAGGGTAGTCTTACTGTTCTCCAGCTAAAGGGATACCAAGTATTACAGGGAACTGTTACTAACCCACAAGGTACCACCACATGCTTCCTATAGTTTTACCTCTGCTCCTATTCTTAACCGGAGTTGGGAATCCCTCTCGGGATTCCGAATTTCCGAAGGAAATTCTTTCTCCTGAGGCTACTGTAGGGGTGAAAGTTCGTCAGTCAGTCTGCTTTGCACCCTGCCAAGTTGAAGCTATAGTCACTGTGGTTGCCCCTCTGGGCACCAATGTATGCTTTGCTGTGAACAGTATGGACTACGGCCGAAGTTCATGCTGGCTTCACGAAGGCTACACCAAGACAAGCATCACCTTCAAGAATGTTCCTACAGGTTACTATCAAGCTATCGCTGCAATAGAAGTTTCTGGCAAGACAAAGCGAGTATCAACTGAGATTATGGTCATCTCATTAGGAGATTGACATGAGGATCAAGGTCGAGCAAACTTCCACCCATAGACTGCATAAGTTGGTAAAATCCCCACATATCAAGAAGAAAGATCGTATCGAACTGGCAGTAGAACTTCTCCAGCGTAAGTTCGGCAACAATGGTAAGAGCTTGCGTTATCAGCCACCACAATCGGACAACTAGTATGTTCTGTCCCAGCTGTGGAGAGAAACTACCTGAGGGCCTGCACTTTGACATGGTCCTTCGTCGGTTCTACTGTGTAGTTTGCAAGCTGAGCTTCACGTTGAGGGCTATACCACTGCCTAATTTTGGTTATCTGCTTAGAAGATGACCTGCTCACTTAACTGCTCAGATAAGCACCCAGCAATAGTTATGGCTACTCTGAAGGGCAAACCTGGTACAGTTGTAGCTGATTACACTGGTGAGTATGCCCTCTGTGACTACCACTACCAGCAAATCAAACGGGGCAACTGGGCAAACGTCACCATTATCGGGGCAGAACACCTTCCACCCAATGAGTAGAAGATCAACCATCCTGGCACTTTTGGCTGTTACGTCTGCTATCACCATTGACAGTTCCATAACGTTAAGGAGTCAAGATGACTGACCGAGAGACCGGACTCAGGGAGATACTGGAATTCATTGACGTGGTGAAGGCATACTACTGCACGCCCGTCCTCTCCTCTCCGTCTAACGCAGGACTCAGAGCGTTGAGTGCGAAGTGGCTGCCGTTAATTGAGCAGGTCTCGTGGAATATCAGTCGAAGTGCCCCTCACGATGCACGGACATTGCGAGAAATCCACAAAGAACTTGACGCCGCCCTCTCAGCCCTCCCAGAGTCCTCGTCTGTAGCCGACGCAGGACTGCGAGGCATGTTGCGGCATCTCCAGCGTGAATTTGCGGCAGGAAAGCTAGGTGTCCGCGTGTCCGTGCCACAAGAGGACGTGGCA